ACAGCATCTGCATTAGCTATTGATGCTGAATTAAAAAATGAAGGATACACACCACAAGATCCTGATTTTTATACAGAGATTGATAAAAGAATTACAGCAGCATTTCCTCATAAATTTAAAACAGAAGAACCTGTTGCTGAAAAGGAAATTCGTACAGATGGTCCGTCAACACCATCTCAAGTTGTAGCAGGGAGTTCACGTTCCTCTCCTAACTCTAAAAAAGTTAAACTATCTCAAGGAGATATAAGATTAGCTAATAAATGGAGTATACCACTTGAACAGTATGCAGCTGAAAAGCTTAAAACAGAAAAAGCTGAAGGCGAGTATACAACAGTTAATATGAAACGTGGAGGGTAAAAATGACACGATTAAATACACGTAGTACTCAGAACAGAGAAACTGAAACTAGAGAAGAAACAGATTATACATATGAAGAACCTAATGCAACTTCAATTCCTGAAAATGTAAAACAGAGATTTGAAAGCGAAGGTTTAACACTTGGTTGGTTACGTATCGACTTACGAGGTAATGATGATTACATGAATGTTGGTAAGAAAATGAATCAAGGTTGGGAATTTGTGACACCTACCGAAGTACCTGAAATGAGTGCAACTTCATTCGTGAGGAAGGAAGGTCGCTATGCTGGAGTCATCAGTCGTGGAGATGTTGCGTTAGGTAAAATACCTACGAAAAAGCTAGAGGCTAAAAAAGAATTTTATAAAGCTAAATCAGCAGAACAGATGGAGGCAGTAAATTCACAATTGATGAAAGCTTCTAACTCACGTATGCCGATTAGCAATAATTCTAAATCAACAGTAACAAAAGGTAGAACCCCTCAATTTCAGGGATAAGCCTTTTATTTTTTTAAAATTTTCAAATAGGAGAAATTGAAATGGCTACAAGTTATAATCCGTTTGGTTTCCTTCCAGTTCGAAAAAGAGATGGTCAAGCGAATACAGAAGCATTTGGACAAATTGTTCAACCTGTTTCCAATTCTGCAGTTGCTTTAACAGCAATGCTTCCTAAAGACATCTTTACAGGTGATATGATTGTTATTATGCCTACAGGTACTATTACACCTTTAGCAGGAACTTCATGTAAACCTTCAGGTGTTTTCCAAGGTTGTACTTATGTAGAAGATGGAGAACCAAAATTCTCTCGTCATTGGACAGGTGCAACATCTGCGTCTGATGTTAAATTACATGTCATTACTGATCCTACACAAACATATTACATTCAAGCGAATGCAACTTTATCTGATGGTGAATTAGCAATTGTGAACAATTATACTTGTTCTGTTACTAATGCATCTGTTGGATCAACTATTACTGGTCAATCTAGGTATTTCTTAGAAGCTGGTGCAGTAGCAACAAGTGCTGAAATAGGTGCTCATGCTAGAGTTGTTGGACGTAAAATGTATGACGGAATGTCAGTCGGTGGTAATGTAAGTTCTCTTGATCAATACCCAATTGTAGAAGTCTGGCTAAGTGGGCATAGAAGTAATTTTGTGCGTGCTATGGTTAGTACTTCAAATTAGTCTAAAGGAGATTAGATAATGGCTATAAATAGAGCTAGTATTAGTAAAGAGCTCCTTCCTGGACTGAATGCAGTTTTCGGATTGGAGTACGGAGAAGTAAACAATGAACATGAGCCTCTATATGATATAGAGAACTCAGATCGTGCCTTTGAAGAGGAAGTACTCTTCACAGGTTTTGGAACAGCACCAACTAAAAATGAAGGTGCTGCAGTTAGTTATGATGATGCATCAGAGTCTTATACTGCTCGTTATACTAACGAAACTATTGCATTAGCTTTTGCAGTAACTGAAGAAGCAATGGAAGATAATCTATATGATACTTTCGCTAAGTTACGTGCAAAAGGACTAGCAAGAGCAATGGCAAATACTAAGCAAGCTAAAGCTGCTGAGTTATATAACAATGCTTTTACTGCTGGTAATTCTGCAATAGGAGATGGTGTTGCATTTATTTCAGCATCACACCCAACTGTTGTAGCTGGACTACAAAGTAACTATGCAAATAATGGTACAAATGCAGATCTTTCTCAAAGTACCCTTGAAACAACTTTAACTCAAATTCAAAAGACTAAAGATGATCGAGGTATTTTAGTAGGAGCAAGTGCTATGTCATTGCACATTCCTGTAGATTCTTGGAATATTGCTGACGTTATATTGAACACACCAGGAAAAAATGGTAGTTCAGATAATGACATCAATCCTACAAGACATATGGGCATGGTTCCTCAAGGATTCTATGTAAATAGAAGATTCAATGATGGAGATGCTTGGTGGGTAAAAACAGATGTTCCAAATAGCACGAAGATGTTTATTAGAACACCTCTACAAACTAAAATGGAACCAGATTTTGATACTGGAAATCTTCGATTTAAAGCACGTGAAAGATATTCTTTCGGTGTTTCAGATTGGAGAGGATGGTATGGAAATCCTGGAGTCTAATACTTAATAATTCTGGAGAGGTGAGAGTGATTCCATCTCTCCAGTTTTTAAATAGAAAGAAAAAACATGGCAAGTAAATCAAAATTTTTATCAGGAAGTGGTGTTATTGTAACTACAGAAGGTACGTCACGTATCTTAGCTATACATGCATACTCAACTATAGCAGGTACATTTGATATACAAGATTCTGTAGGTAGTAAAATAAAATTTCAAGTTCCTGCAAGTGGAACAGCAGATATTTTTATAGG